GAGCTAACCTAACGCTTGCAATTATATTCGCCGCAATTTCTTACGCCTTAACTCCCAAGCCTGAAATGGAAGCTTTAGAAATTGATGCCGATGCCTCAAAATCTTCTCTGATATTTTCTAATACAGTAAACGTAGCTAGTCAAGGATCTCCAGTTCCAATTGGATATGGTAGATTGAAGGTAGGCTCACAAGTAATTCAAGCCACAATTAAATCATTCCCTCAACATCAAGCCCCACAACAAGCTCTAGGGGGAGTTGGAAACCCTGTTTTTGTCGGAAATAGAGTAGGCACATTATAATGAAGCACTTACTCAAAAAACTTAGCATCGCTGGCGGTGGAGGTAGTAAAAAACCTAAACCGCCTATATATAAACCCCCTGTAATGGGAGAATTGCAATATGGATCTTCATATAGTTATGCAGAGACTCTGGATTTAATTAGTGATGGCCCCGTTGAAGGGATAGTCAATGCAAAAGGAAGAGTTGTTGATGGTTTAGAAATGTTGCAGGGTATTTATTTAGATGGCACTGCCGTAGCATTAACTAATGACTCCAATAAAGATGCAAACCAGTTAACTCCTTTAGAAACAGAGACTGTAGAAACTCTCAATATGGAGTTAGACAGCACTAAAGGAGTAACATATTGTAGAAAGTTTTTCCAAGAATTAAAAGAAGTTACTAATCGTAGCTCTGATGGAAGAATAACAACTCTTCCATCTAATACTGCTGGAGGGATTGATAATGACGAAGCCTCTTCTAACCCAGATGTGGCTATGGTTTTTCTAGTAGACAGACCTAGGCCACAAGGAGTATGGGGTAGATTCGACCCCCAGATAGGTCAGCCAGAACTAAATCAAAACGCTAGCCCACCCTTCAATCAAAGCACTTATTTCCTATGTATTAGAGGCTATGTCAAATACAGAGGTGCTGATGGACAGCAAACTTTTTTTTGGCATTTAAATGGAGAAAGGCAACTAGGTTATAGTGATACTAATGCAGCTTTTAGAGATGAAGCCAGACCAAAAGGAACATTAGGAAGCCTCTTATGGTCAGATTCTACTCTCTCTGCTTCTAAATTTGTTTTTGCCTTTCAGCCAAAACATAATCTTTTCGATGAAAATAACACAAAAATTAATGAAATAGTTTATGATGAACTAAACACTATTTATGGGTTATTTGCCAATAATAATCAACAAGGAGGCAATGAACCCCAAAAACAATTAGCTGAAAAAGCTTTAAAAGCGTTAAATTTCACTGAAGATAGCGTAAATGATTTAATATCTAATTATTTAAATCCACGAGAATATGGTGGGGTTATTATAGTAAAAGTAGAAGACTCGAATACTAATTTAGATAAATCGATTTTAGACGGGAATCAGTTATCTAACATGACTACTTTGCCAGTTGGATCACAAAACGGTCTAAACTTAATAGCAGAAATGAGAAATGCTGGTATGAGAGTCACAGATGTAACATGTCCTGAAGTTAATCCCGATGGGACTTTAACTGGGACTATGCATGGGTTTTTAATTTTTGAATTTTCAATCGAAGAAAATTCGATAGGAGGAGACTTAGCATCAGTGAGAATTAGTGGGAGTTCGGGATCAGGGATTACACAATATTTAACTAGAGATCATACTTACCAAATACCTAGCGAAATAGTCGAAGTATTAAGTGATTTAAATTCTTTTAAATATGCAAAAACTCTTGATATAGATCAAGTCATTATAGAGACAGATGCCACTGTCAATAATTTTAATCAAGCGAATTTAAAATACAATTACAGCAATGTATTGGCTGAATTTAAAAAAGGAGATGAGGATCAAAACCCATTTACATATTTTAGCCAAGTTTTTATTGATCACCCATATGACAGAGAGCTTTTTGGGCCTTTTGGCACTGCGAAAGCTATAGGAAATGCAAACCTACAAGCTGACCAAGAAAATACCCCTCAAAGAATTCTTTCTAATCAAAGAATGTTGTTAAGGCAACACGTTTTGGGGGAAACTGCTGCAAATTTTAATACAGATTTAGCAGATGGTTTACCTTTAAATGAGGGAAGTGATGATCAAAGAAAAGATGCTGAAGGTGACGATAGAAATTATTCAAGTTGGGGAGAAAATTCATTAGCAAATTTTGATGAAAAAGAAATACCTGTTGTCCACACAATATACAATCCTAATGTAGAAGAGGTATTTGTAAGTTTAAATATATCATCTTTAAAAGATACTTTAGTTAAAGATGTAGATGATGTATTAACTGGAAGAGATGGGAAAGATAAAAACTTATCTATCGGAACTAGTTTCCCAAGCGTTTTAAACATAAAAGTAGAAACGGGGACAATACTTAATAATAATGAAGGCTTAAAAAAACACAGGCAGTATACATATCGTATTGTAGCTCTTATCGAAGGAAGCACTTTAATTGATATAGGAAATCCTGATTATAAAGCTGCCACTGGCAGAGAATTTATAGTTCAACTTGATGGCGCAAATGATGATATTAATTACTTATCTAAACCTTTCGAATTACCTCCGCTTAAAAATACAAATCAAGAAGTTTTGAGTGCTGATGGTGAGGTCGGTATAGAAGCTGGGGGTTCAGAAGATAGTTCTAGTGAAAAAAGATATGTAAAAATTAGTAAACTTTCTTACGAAACAAACTCCACTTTATTGGCTAAAGTAGTTTCGGTAAACAAGGTGACAGAAATAATTAAAGTCGATCTGCCCTATCCCTTTTCTGCTATTGTAGGCACAAAATTAGACTCAAGAGCCTTTTCTAGTATTCCCAAAAGAAGTTTCGATTGTAAGCTGAAAAAAGTAAAAGTCCCCAGTAATTACTTCCCTACAAAAAATAGTATAGATAAGAGGTATTATGACACTCAAGAGCTTTTTGATAATACGAGAAAGAGAGATAAATTAATTTACAAAGGTGACTGGGATGGATCTTTTCATGAAGAATTAATGTGGACAGACAACCCAGCTTGGATCTTATATGATTTACTTACAAGCTCTAGGTATGGAATGGGTTCTCATATAGATAGTGAGACTATTAATAAGTGGCAGCTCTATAAAATAGGAAGATTTTGTGACGCTGTAGACGAGCAAGGATATTTTGAAGGAGTAACTGATGGAAGAGGAGGTAAAGAACCTAGATATTCTTGCAATATTATATTTGATAAAGGACAAAAGATTTTCGACGCGATAAACACCATCGCGGCTTTATTTAAAGGTAGAACATTCTTTAGCAATTCAGAAATTAATTTTGTAGACGATAGACCAAGGACGGCAGTCAACTTATTTACAAATGAAAGTGTTAAAGACGGTCTCTTCTTTTACTCAAACAACAGGAGGGATGAACAGTTTAATTGCATAGAAGTAGGATATAGAGATCGATTTGATAATTTTACACCCAAGATAGAAGTCGTAGAAGACGAAGAAGATATTAAAGAGCGTGGTATTTTTAAGAAAAAAATAGAAGGTATTGGTATCACATCTAGAGCGATGGCTCGCAGAACTGCACAGCACCAAATATTTTCCAAAATAAAAGAGAATCAACGAGTTGCGTTTACCGCAGGACTGGAAAGTCTATTATGTAAACCTGGAGATCTTGTTATAATTGAAGATGAGCTAAAGACTAATGTAGCAAATTTCGGAAAAGTATTAGCTGTAGACTTAGAGGCAGAAACCATTAGATTAACAAACGAATTTAACTCCTCATCTATGAATGGAGTGTTAAGCGTCTACAATCCTACAGGTTCTGATTCTTACGAAGAATTAGAAGACACAGCTAACCTTATAAGACAAAGATATGACAACTTCACAGTAACAGGTATAGTCGGTGATAGTTGGTCTAAATACACAGGACAATATTCTTTTTCAGGTTACACTCAAGGGTATACTGAAGCAACAGGATCAACCGATGCCAGATTTCAACAATATGCAGCTTATACAGGTCTACCCGAAAGTGGCACAATGGTTTACTTTGACACTGGTGTCACTGGTTGGATATTCGCTTCAGGCACAGGAGAAGGAAACGCGAGAGCTATTGATTTAAGATCTGGCGATTTAATATCTGAATGGACTGGCGCTCAAACATTATCTGATTTTAATACTGGTAAAATAGCTGTATATAATCCAGATAGAACAAGAGGGGCATCTACCATCTTTAGCGGTATAACTGATTTTGAAGTTTCGACAAGGGGTATAACAGAATCTGAACTTTCTGTAGCAACTCCAGATCAGATATCTATTTTAAGTGTTACAGGATCTATTATAGATCAAGATTATGGATCGATAGTTTCTGGTTTCAGCGACCCAAGCATATTACCTTTCGTTAAATTGGGTAGCCCTGCAAAATTTGAAAGAACAGAAGCTAGCCCGTCTTTCTATAAAGTTATTTCTATGCAGGAAGAAGCCGCTAATGAATACTTGGTTACTGCTACAAAATACGATACGGGTAAGTTTAATCTAATTGACAAAAATATAAGTATAGAAAACAAAGCTAATACTTATAGTTATCAAGTAGCTCAAACAATCAATGGAGTCACATATAAAACATTAGATGCTCCCGCTCTTGACAATGTAACGACAGGAGTCCCTAACGATTCAGATGGAACCTTCACTATTACAGGAATGTGGACTGGAATCACTCCAGATAGCACTGTCAAAGAATACAATATAGTTTTAGATTTACCTAATGGACAATCTGTAAGTGAAATTGTACCAAATACAGTTACTGGAGGAGAATTTACAGGACTTAATCAGGTGGGTGTATATAATTTCAAAGTGAATGCACTAGGGAATAGAGGTGGTGGTGGTGGCGATGCGTATTTCGATTCTGACTACGCATCATCAGGTATATTTGTCCTTTATGAAGAATCTCTAACCTTTTCTAAATCATTTTTAGATAGAATAACAATACTCTAATGAACGAAACTGGATATAGTATATTAAAACTAAGCAAATTTG